ATTGTAGATGGCAAGGTTGATCCACTACCATTTAACCCAAACAACTGTTTGGTTAGCATTGGTGTCAATGATGAGTATTATTTTTTTAATCACAATCACGAGAACTTTGACATACAAACTAATCACAAAGCAGTTCAGGATATATTAGATAAAACTACACTACTTGTTGGTCACAATATTAAGTTTGATTTAGTTTGGCTGTTGGAGTCAGGATTTAAATACAATGGCAGACTGTATGATACAATGATAGGAGAATATATTTTACTGCGTGGTATTAGAAAGCCTCTATCTTTGAAGGACATATGTAAACGCAGAAGCATATCACAGAAGTCAGATGCAGTTGATGACTACATGAAACGCAAAATATCTTTTGAAGATATACCAGTAAAAATTATTGAAGAGTATGGTAGGCAAGATGTTATCTCTACTAGAGCTTTGTTTGATGCCCAGATGGCAGACTTTAAGAAAGAAGGTAACAAATCCTTACTTAAATCTGCCAAAATGATGAACGAGTTTCTACCAGTGCTTGCAGATATGGAAATAAATGGCATACATATTGACCTAGATGCACTAAATAATGTTGAGTTAGAGTTTAAAGAAGAGTTTGGGAGACTTGCACAACAGATAAAAAAAATTATTGAAGACAAGATGGGTGATACTCCTATCAATCCTGCCAGCACAGAACAGCTATCTTGGCTGATATATTCTAGAAAAGTCACAGATAAAAAGAAGTGGGCGGATATGTTCAACATAGGTATAGATAAATTTACCAAGAAAAAGAAACGCAGACCTACACTTTCAAAGTCTAGGTTCAGAGATATGGTTGTCGCTAACACAGAGGTGATAAAGAAAACATCAGCCACAAAGTGCCTACACTGTAATGGTACTGGTCAAATTAGAAAGTTCAAAGTGAATGGAGAACGATACAAAAATTTATCTAAGTGCCACGAGTGCGGAGGTCAGGGTGTAATATATCTAGAACTAAACAGGACTGCAGGATTCAATCAGTTTCCTATTGGTGTATCAGAAGTTGCAGAGGGTGGATTCAAGACAGACAGAGACACACTAAGAAAATTATCCATGCGTGCAAAAGGTGATATGAAAGAGTTTGTTGATTTAATTATCAGATACAATGCAATTGATACATACTTGAATACATTTGTAAATGGTATAAGAGATCATGTAAACACAGATAGTATTCTGCATCCTAAGTTTATGCAGTGTGTAACAGCGACAGCAAGATTGTCTAGTCGTGATCCAAACTTCCAAAACCAACCAAGAGGAAATACTTTTCCTATTCGTAAAGTTATTACATCTAGATTTAAAGGTGGGCAGATTATGGAGATAGATTTTTCACAGTTAGAATTTAGAACTGCCGTATTTTTAGCACAAGATAAACAAGGAATGAAAGACATAGAGGATGGTATTGATGTGCATCAGTTTACTGCCGACACTATTGGAGTATCAAGACAAGATGCAAAGGCACATACATTTAAACCTTTGTATGGCGGCATGTCAGGTAATGATGATGAGAAAAGATATTACAAAGCTTTCTTAGAAAAATACAAAGACATAGCTAAGTGGCATGAGAATCTACAGAGTGATGCAATACAATACAAGAAAGTTAAACTACCATCAGGTCGTGAGTATGCTTTCCCGTATGCACAAAGACAGGCATGGGGTGGATCTAGCTATTCTACACAGATAAAAAATTATCCTGTGCAAGGCTTTGCAACTGCAGACATAGTTCCTATTGCTTGTATCAACGCATACAAGATGATGAAATACTCAAATGTAAAAAGCCTATTAATAAATACGGTGCATGATTCTATCGTTGTTGATGCACATCCAGATGAGATAGTGGCAATGACAAAAATTCTAAACAGAGCTACAAGAAATGTCATTGATTCTTTGTATGATTTTTACAAGGTAGAGTTTAATGTCCCACTTGACACAGAGCTAAAGGTAGGGTACAATTGGTTAGATATGCAAGAAATAAACTTAAAAACTGAAAGGGTAACCCTATGAAACTATTGCTAGATATACTAGAAAACATTGTAATTATTGTATTTGTCGTTTACATAGTTGGAGGACTTGTACTATATAATTTTTTGTATTGACTTTTTTTAAAAAATATGGTAAAGGATGGGATTATGTCACAAATCTTAAACGCATTAGTAGATCGTTATAACGCACAGATATCTGAGGCGAAGGCAGTTCTTGAAATCTATTTAAACAAGTCAGTTGGTATCGGAGAGCATCCACAACATCTTGATGAGGTAGATAAACTGATAGTAAAGATTGCTACAGCTAAAGAAAATCTTATGGTGATTGAAGAGATAAGAGATATATAATTATAACCAAGGAGGTCATATGACAAACAATGAAATAAGTAACATAGATAATTTATCTAACGAACAGATAATGTCTATGATAGGACAAGAGAAGTCGTCCACTGGTAACTTCTTACCGAAGTTATCCATAAACAGATTTCCAGAAAATGATGATGGTGCGGAAGTTCCTGTTGGTTCTTATGCAACATATGTTCCAGAGCTGGATAGCATAGCCTATGGTAAGCCTGTTACATTCAGACCATTCATCAATGCGTATCAATACATGAAGTATGACGCAGAGAAAAACGAATACAGTAACCGTAGTATTATATTTAAGTCTTGGAAAGATGAGGCTATAGATGCTAAAGGTGGTGTTCGTTGTGGAAAAATACCAGCGAAAGAACTTGCTAATCTTTCAGAAGAAGAAAGAACCAAGCAAAAAACTATCAAGTGTTACAGGTTGATCTATGGTTTAGTATCATTTGATGGAGTTCTTCCAGGTGGAGCAGAGGCACATGTAGTTAATTTACCTGTGCTTTGGAAAGTAACTGGCAGTAACTTTAAGCCTGTCGGTGAAGCAATAGAAAGCCTTAGACGTAGAGGTAAGGTAATGTTTAATCATACACTTACACTTAAAACTAAAAAGAAAAAGGCTGGCAGTAATGTGTTTTATGTGTCCGACATTACTGTGGACAAAGACGAAGTTTCTTTCACAGACACAGAGAAAGAAGCTCTCCTAAGTTTTCAGGAGACTATTAACACAGAGAACGAGGAGATAGTGGAGCTATGGAGACAAGCTAAAAAAGCGGAGCCGATCAGTGTAAAAGCTAGTGAGGCAGAGGCTGTAGACGCAGAGTTCGAAGATGATCCTGTCGAAGTTCTATCGTCATGAGCCAAGACATCCTAGAAAAAGTTAGGGTGTTTTTAGAAGCTGCATCGAAAGATGCGGTCAAGGTATCCGATGATTTGATTGATCAGTTTGGTGAGGCATGCAAGGAATCATTCAGAAAGCAGTTCACTGACCAAAGAAACAAAGAGTTTGGTCTAAGAGCATCAAACATCGGAAGACCTTTGTGTCAACTACAGATGGAAAAGAAAGGCATAAAAGGAGAGGGTCAACCATACAATGCTAAGATGCGTAACTTGTTTGGTGATATTATAGAACAGATTGCAGTGATAGTTATGAAAGCTGCAGGTATAAACATACAGTCAGAACAAAAGAAAATAAAATATGGAGTAACAAAAGATGTTGAAATTAATGGAGCACTTGATGTTGAGATTGACGATAAAGTATGGGATATTAAAAGTGCATCGCCTTGGTCGTTTACTAATAAGTTTGGTGACAATGGCGGTTTCTCTACAGTAGCCACAGACGATGTGTTTGGCTATACAACACAAGGCTATGTATACGCAGAGGGAGCGAACAAACCTTTTGGTGGATGGATAGTTATAAATAAATCTACTGGTGAGTGGACACTGACAGAGACACCACTAGCAGATGATGAGTACAAAGCAAATGCTTTGAAAGTTGCTAAAGATAATGTTGTCGCATTACAAAGTAACAAAGAGTTTGAAAGGTGCTATGAAGATGAAGAAGAATACTTTAGAAAACAAAAGACAGGCAATAGAGTATTGAATAGCACTTGCGGTTTCTGCCCTTACAAGTTTCCTTGTTGGGGAGAAAACTTGCAGCTGTTACCACAACAACAGTCGCAAGGTAAAAACCCTAAATGGGTTTGGTACACAGAGGTGAATAATCCTAGGGTAGAGGACGATGTCGCCTAGTGTACGCAGTCGAAAAGCCAAGGGGCGAAGGCTACAAAACTGGGTTAGGGACGCACTCCTTTGTGCGTTCCCTAACTTAAAGAAAGACGAAGATGTTTGTTGTGCCATCATGGGCGAGTCAGGTGTTGATGTTAAGTTATCTAGATTTGCACAAGGACTGTTTCCATTTTCTATTGAGTGTAAAAACAAAGAGACATGGAAAGGACTATACGATGCGTATGATCAAGCAATATCTAATGCCGACCTTGAACCTGTTGTGGTATTGAAGATGAACAAAAGAGATCCTTTGATTGTGCTTGACTTTAAAAAGTTTGTAAGTATAATAAAAGAATCAAATATGAAAACTAACTTAGGAGATTTAATATGATTACATTCCCACACGGAATATCTGATGAAGAGATAGAAACTTTATCAGAACAGACAGAGTCAGATGTACAAGATACTTTGCATGACTTAGCTGTAAAAAGAAAGAAGTTAATAGAAGCTGGTATTCCAGAAGAAGATCAAGAGATAAGAGAGATTGATGCTCTGATAGAGGTTATATGATAGATATTGAAAGCCCCATAGATATATTTCAATCTGTATCTGTAATTATAAGCCCGCATGAAAAAGGATTTACTTGTGGTATTATAGATCCAAAAAGCCCAACAGACAGAGATGTTTGTTCTTATATAGCAAAAGGTATAGTAAGATTTGTTAGAGCTAATCCTGAGCTTATATACGAAGAGGGTATGCAAGGATTCTACGAAGATGATGTAGAAGAAAACAAAAAACAAAATGGAGAAGATGGTAATGTCATAGATCTTTTCACATGGAAAAAAGGAGACTTAAACTAATGACAACTCACTTAGTAATAGGAGACCCCCATTGTACACCTCATGCTAGTAATGAAAGATTTACTTGGGCAGGAAGAATGGCAAAGGATCTAAAAGTAGATAAAGTAATATGTATGGGAGACTTTGCAAGTATGGATTCTATGTCCAGCTATGATAGAAAGAAAAAATCTTTTGAAGGTAGAAGGTATAAAAAAGATATACAGCATGCACACGATGCCCTACAAAAATTTAATAATGGTTTGGGCAAACATGAACCAGAGATGCATATGATGTTAGGTAATCATGAAGATCGTATTGACCGTATGGTAGAAGATAATCCAGAGCTTGATGGCCACTTATCTATAGATGATTTAAAATATCCTGAGTATGGATGGCATACATACGATTACAGATATCCTGCTGTAATAGACGGTGTGTACTACTCACATAACTTTCCAAGTGGTGTTATGGGTACAGCCATCTCAGGCGAGAACATGGCAAGAGCATTAGTTAATAAGAATAAAGTATCTTGTACTGTTGGGCACTCTCATCTATTAGATTATGCTATTGCAGCTAAACCATCTGGTAAAAAAATTATGGGACTATCTGCAGGTTGCTACTTGACTCACAGAGAAAAGTACGCATATAATACGCAAAGACTCTGGTGGTCTGGGTTAGTTGTAAAACGAAATGTAAAAGGTGGGGAGTATGATATTGAGACTGTCCATATTAGTGAGGTAAAGAAAAGATATGGAAGACGTAGTTAATTTTCCACAGCATTATCGTCAGTCAAAGACTGAGACTATTGATCTAATCAAAGAGTCAATGACTACAGAAGAGTTTCATGGTTATCTCAAAGGTGCATGTATGAAATACATGGCTAGATATAAATACAAAGGCCAGCCAGTTCAGGATTTAGAAAAGGCTGAATGGTATTTAAGAAGATTAATCGTTGAAGTTTTGGATCAAGATGTAGAAAAGCAACAAAAGGAGTATCCAGATGAATGAAACATAGCAAATAGTGTTTAAACGCCCATATCTAAGCGTACAAACAAATGTTATCTTGGCTGGGGTGTTGGTATTAGAAGACTCAGATATGTTTATATTTGAGCATTTATGAAAGAAAAATTTTAAGGAAGGGCTAATAAAATGGCAGAAAACAAACAAGAACAGCAGGTTGTAGATAAACAGTATATTATATCTGGATCTCAAGTGCAAAGCATACTTCGCTACCTATTTACAAGACCATATGGAGAAGTAGTACAAGGTATTGAAGTACTATCACAAGGATTGAGAGAACTTGATCCGAAGATAGGGGCAG